CCCCACCACCTCCGCGATATGCGGCAACAGATATGTGGGTAACTCCTATCATTGGTTATAGATTACCACACTTCCGCTTGACATTGTAATTGCTGTAATGGCATCACTCGCAGGCACCACAATGTATGCGCCTGCCTTTACAGTTGCTCCTGTCAATCCAAAGTCTGCGAGCGCATCAACGCCACTAACTTCAAATGTTGTGATTACTGTGTCTTCCTGTGCTATAATTGAATAGCCTTTCAGCGATGTGAATGCGCCTGTGCCGGTCAGCAATTTGCAGCCGCGTGTTCCAATTAATTTCTGTGATTCGGTCATTTTTTAATTTTTAGCTTGTTGGTATCTGACAGCGATCATAAGCAAATGGCTGTGTTATCGACAGCACACAACTATGTCCGCTAACTTTGTCTGTAAATCTTTCCGTGAATGGTTCAAACTGAACCGATGTCTGAATGCTCAACTGCTCGGTGTGCAGTTGTCTGAAGTAGGCCACGAAATCCATCAATATTAAGATTGTATCACTCATCACTTCGTGTTCATTTTCTTCTCCAGGCAGAACTCGGTCCATGCAAATCAGTCTGATGTCATAGGTCAATGTCCTTTCAGTTACAGATGCACCTTGTTCAATTGCCCATAGAACAACATAATCCAATTCTTCTGGCTGTAATTCCCACACATCACCTTGGCCGTACTGCTTTATTTGCAGATGGCTGTTGGCCTGTGCTTCGATCATTTCGAATATGTTGTTCAGAGTATACAAACTTTTTCAGTTTTTCTAAGTTCTTCTTGTTTATTCCTTTCGCCATCAGTAGTCAATGTAACCATCCCTGTATTTGTCCTGCAAACTTCTGACCTTGTACCTGTTGCCCAGGAAGATGCCTGTGCTGTAGACATCCTTCTCTGGAAGAATGACATCAAGACCAGAATCTGGTGATTGATAAGCAGGATAATCTGATGCATTTTCACACAGGAATCGCACCAACCTTTCCGTGTACCATTCTGCCTTGTCGCGATACTTGCGTGATATGAAGTTAATTTCATCCAAGGATGACACGGATGCATTCTCTGATGACTGCTGCATCAGTCCCTTGTTTAGGAATTTGTAACTGATGGCAGTTGGTGCCTCAGATTCAATCCAATAACGTAGACATGGCTGAATGTAGTCATCCAACAAGGTCTGATTTGCCGCAGTCAATGTGCTGTTGATGATTTGCGTCTTGATTTCACCATACAATGTACTGCCTAACTTGGGCTGCACATAGATGTCCTGGCACATGATGATGATAGGCCGCAGATATTTGAAATCAATGTTTTCATGCAGCAATGTGCTGTCCTTCAGATACGATTCCGATATGAATAAAACAGGTGTTGCCATCAGTTCGCTTGCTTAGTGATTAGAACTTGCCGCCATTCGTGTCTGCAATGAATTGATTTGCCCCACCATCCACCGCCACGATTCCAGACATTGCGGCCTTCCTGCATTCCCAATGCTTGGATTTCTTCCAAGGTCCACACTTTGCCGGTGTAGTTCGGACCAATTTCCTGCACTTCGTCTGAACGCCAATCTGATGGTCTGCTTTCGCGCAATAGGTCAATGCAGAAATCACGTGACGTTGGAATGGTCAATGCTTCGCCTTTCTGCTTTAATTCTGGCCGCAGATCATAAACGTAACCGATGCCAAATTCTTCTTTAACCGGTTCAATGTCTTCGATTATTCGCTTGCCTTCCTTGGTCACTTCAACAATACGTTGTGTGCTGCCTTCTATTTCCTTTATCAGAATGGAAATTGCATTGGCTTCATTCAACGATTGAATTGCTGCCATCATTCGTTCAATGCTGATCTGCAAACTTCTTGCAATCGCAAGAAATGGTGTTGATGGTTCCTTCACCAAGATGTCCAGAACAGCAGATTCAATTGGTCCTAATTCTGCGAACCAATACTTCAAGCATTCAGCTTCGCGGATTTGTGCAGTTTCAAATGAATCGAATTGGAATCTTCTGTCGGCCACAACCTTGTAGTCAAAACTTCCTGTGTTTTTTAGGTATTCCAAAACACGTTGATCATCTTCCTTGCTGTCGGATGATTTGCAACAGATGTGTGCTGATGCTTCAATTTCAACCTTCTGTTCTTCTTCTAATTTTGGAAGACCAACACGTTCACGGATTTCATTCGCTGTCATCACAGACACGATGGTACTTTCAGAGAACTGAACACTGATTGGTTCAGTGTCGGAAATGGTCAGTCTTCCTTCCAGACCTTGCAATGCTGCCAAATCATTGAATGTTCTTTCAATAAACTGCTGCCTTGCGTTCACATAGGTGTTCTGAAATAATTCAAAGCTGTCAACCAATTGGTTTCTGCTGCTGAAGATTCCTTCTTCTTTGATGCCGAATAATGCAGGATCACTTATTTGATGTCCTGCGTACAATTCCTGCTGAATCGTCTTGTTCAACAAATCGAAACGCTTGTCGAAATCATTGCTGTTCAATTGCTGAATGTCCGCTGAACGCTCCTTTGAATCTGCAAAATTCAGAAGAATGCTGTTGGCATTGTCCGTTCCTGTGAACTTGGACTTCACCATTCGTTCAATTTCCGCTTGCTCGGTTTCGGTCGGGATGCCAGAATTGAAGTTGATCAATGTCCCGGCCATGAAACCATTACTGATTCCCTTGTTGAAATAGTCGCTGACCTTTCGGTCCAGGTCAATGTAATTGATGGCACCCAAGTATGATGGCAACGGATAATACTTGCAGTTAGGTTGGTATGATTTAACATACAACAACTGCTTGCCACCTGGTTCACGCCAATTGAATGCTTCTACTTCTTCAACTTCTGGATTGCTCTTCTTCCAATCTTCAGAATAGTAGTACTTGGTACCATCTTCTGACACACGATACTTTGCGAAGTCTGCATGATAGATGGCTGCTATCTTCTCGCCTATGCTGTCATAGATAACTTCTAATGCATAGCCACCATATAATTCCAGGTCATGCGCCACTTTGACCAAGATATCATCCAATGATTCATAAGGATTCGGATACTTGACAAACTGCTCCATTTTGGCTTTCATCACAGTTGTCATTCCATCTGTGTCAATGGACCATCCACGGCCACAGATGTAATCGCGTTTACTGTTGATTATAGCATGATGCTTTGCGCTGTTCCTGTATAATTCCAACAGAAAGTCAGGATAACGATTCTTGTATTCTCCTTCCGAACCATACAGAATCCAATCCTTGCCACGCTGTTCCTTGAATTGCGGAACCACGTTTGCTTCAAATTTCAATATGCTTAGACTATTCGCCATAAACTGTGTAAGTTTGGTTGCCACCTGTATATACTTCAGATGTTGCAGGTGTGCCAATGACCTTCACGATTCCTTGTTCCAGAAGATTCAATCCCGTTGGATCAAGATTTGATGATGAAATGTTGGCATAGATGTAATAACGCCATTGGCCATCATTGCCTAACTTCACTTCACCGGCTGTTGGTGTTGGTGTTCCAGGACCAACTTCTGTGATTTCGAATTTGTTGAATCTGTTTGGAAATGCAGACGTGTCCTGTGCCACGCAATATTGCACACCTTCTGTTGTGTCTGATTTCAGTTCAAACAGATAATATGTTGCTGTGCCGTATTCGGTTAATGTCACAGCCACTTCATTGATGCTATTTCGTTCGATGTTTATCAAACTGCAAACACTACATATTCAATATCAACATCTGCCGTGTCCGCCTGTGCGCTTATCACGTCAATGTCAACGAATGCGCTGAATGCACCTGCACTTGTGTCTGCATCCATACTTCCTGTAGACAGCATGAATGTGGCACCTGCATCAACTTTCACATCTGCCGTTTCTGCTCCACTTTTCTTGAACCGAACACGGAGAAAATTGGTGTTGTCCAAGTTGGTGATGCGGATGTAACGGATAGCTGAACGGATGAACTTACCTTGGCCATTGTTGCTGTTCAATTCGATGATGTCAATTTCATTTGCGGAATCAATTGTCATCACTCTTCTGTCAGCTTCTGCAATATTGGTGATGGTTCGCGTATGTGATCCACCACGATCAACTCCTGCGAGAACTAACTGCTCTGAAATTGTAACTGTTCCCGTACTTGGAACTACTGTGCTTGCCATGTTTGTCTGCTTTTCTTTAAATAGCAAATAGTTCAGATTGTGCCAAAACTAAGAAAGGTGCAGCAGTTACGCCACACCTTCCTAACACAGAGAGAGAGAGAGAAAAGAAAAGTTATTAGTTGCTTACACTTGCAATCATTGCATCAACAGTTCCTACAGATGGCGCAAGTTGCAATGCCATTGCAGGTTCCATGCCGCTGAATGTCAATGTATATCCTTGCAGGTCACCAAATGCTGTTCCTGTTGCTGCTGTTCCGGCTGAAATTTCAAGGCCATTGGCTCTTCCAACTACAAATGTGTTTGGTGTTTCATCGTTAGTAGTGTACATGATCACAACA